TCCATACGCCTCCTTTGGCACACCTTACGGAACTGCAAAAAAAGGAGGAGCTGTTAAAATGAGTAAGGGTGGTAAAGCAGCTATTCGTGGTAAAAGATTTACAGGAGTATATTAATGGCATACGCAAGAGGTAAATACGCAAAAGCAATTTCGGATCGTTCTGGTATGGCTTTTCCTTATAATGAGATGGTAAGAGAATGGAACGGATCTCTTGTTCATAAATCAGAGTATGAAGGTAAACATCCACAAATAAGAAGAAAGCATATTACTGCTGATCCTATTGCTTTAGCAAATGCTAAGAGTCAAAAATTTCAACAACCTATACAACCTTTTATAAATGATTCCACAGCAGATCAAACCATAGCTGATTCAGGAGGAGGTGGTCAAGCAGTTGTTAATTTAACTTTGCCAGGTGATTTTGCTTTTCGCACAGACGGGTCTATTTCACAAACAAGCACAGATGCAAACCCCCAATATGGTAGTATGGTGCCTGACGATGGTGCTGCCGAAAACAGAAAAAGGGAGTTGACTGCTGAGGTGGGTAAAATTACCATAGATGCTCTTGCCGTCACAATTTTAGCCGTAACTGTAGTTAGCACTGATGATGGTAACAGATATTTTCTTGATGGAGTAAGACAAGCAACACCTAATTTTCTAAGAGGTAATACTTACAGATTTGATCAAAGTGACTCTTCAAATTCGGGTCATCCTTTGAGACTAAGTGAGACCAGTGGGGGGACTCATAATGGTGGGTCAGAATACACATCAGGTGTAACTACAACATCAGATTATACTGAAATTACTGTAGCTTCAGATGCACCCAGCACATTATATTATTATTGTTCTAATCACGCTAATATGGGCGGTTCTATAAATATATCAGGATAAATTAATGGCAATAACACACGCAAATTTTTTGACACAAGTAAGAAATTATACAGAGGTTGATAGTAATGTATTATCAGACACTCTTATAGATCAATTTATTAGAAATGTTGAATTAGACATCGCTGGAAAGGTTGATTATGACGATTTAAGAAAATATGCCACGACTTCAACTATCGCATCACAAAGATATTTGAGTATGCCCTCTGATTTAATTTATCTGAGATCTGTGCAAATAACTAACTCTGGAGTCAGAGATTTTTTAGAAAAAAGAGATACAAGTTTTATATCCGAGTATAACGGAGCAGATGCCACAGGTGTGCCTAAATATTATGCAAATTGGGATGATCAGAATATTGCAATTGCACCTATTCCAAATGCTGCTTTTACAATTCAAATTAATTATATTATTGATCCTCCTCATTTTACTTCAACAAACAATACTTTTTTGTCAACTTATCAGGACGCATTATTATTACATGGTGTTTTAAGTGAATGTTTTTCTTATTTAAAAGGACCGATGGATATGTACAAATTGTATTTAGACAAGTATAATGAAGAAGTTCAAGCATTTGGATTACAACAAATGGGACAAAGAAGAAGAGGGCAGTATGAAGAAGGAGTGCCTAGAGTGCAAATTCAATCACCCTCGCCTTAAAACATGGAGATATTATGGCAATAACAACTAGTGTAATTTGTAATTCTTTTAAAAAGGAACTTTTTGAAGGAACACATAATTTTAAACAAACTGGTGGTAATTCATTTAAATTATCACTGTATACAAACAGTGCTGTTTTAGGTAAATCTACAACAAGTTTTACTACTGACGCACAAGTATCTAATTCAGGTCAATATACGAGCGGTGGTGGTGTTCTTGTAAATGGTGGGACATCATTATCAACCAATACTGCTATCGTTGATTTTGCAGATAGGTCATTTACTGGAGTTACTTTAACTGCAAGGGGAGCTTTGATTTATAATGATACAGCATCAGGTGATCCTGCTGTGTGTGTTTTAGATTTTGGTGGTGATAAGACTGCTACATCTGGAACATTTACAATTCAGTTTCCTGCTTTTACTGCAAGTGCAGCTATTTTAAGAGTTACATAAAGTAGAGTATGTCCAACGGATGGGGACAGCTTACCTGGAATACGGGTCTTTGGGGTTTACAGGGCGATCAAATTATATCGCTCTCTGGTCTAGCTCTTACAACTAATTTAGGTGGTTTTACACAAACAACTGTTGGTGAAGCAACGGGCATAGCTCTTACTTCATCTTTAGGAACAGCAGTTGGTTTTACAGATTTTGTAGCTGAACCAAGTGGACTAAGTTCCACAATGACTTTAGGGTCAATTAACTTTTTTAACGATAGTATTGAATCACCAAGTGGAGTTGCCTTAACAACAGCGATGGGTTCTGTTACCACATTTGCTAATGTTGAGATGGCTATTACAGGATTTGATATTACAGCTTCTCTTGGATCTATTAATTTAATAAATTGGGCAGAGGTTGATGTGGGTACATCAGTTAACTGG